TTCAGGGGCCTTCTGTGGAATCTCAATTACTGCCTGCGATTGTGGGTTGAAGTATTCGTCTTCCACAAGTTCCGGATGGTTCTCCAAGAAGTACTTGTACAACGCTTCGTTCTTACCAATACGTTGTCTTCGGATGTAGTAATCATTGTGCCAAGCATGTATACCGGAAGAACTGCCAAGGACGCAGCTACTAGTGCCGCTAGGCTTAACAGTAGTACATCTAGCAGCAGGATTGATACCCATAATGTTAGAAACACGTTTATTCTCTTTAACAACTTCACCTGCTGCCTCCTTTAAGTCATAGTTTAAGATGACACCGGAGCCAATACCTGTCATACCAACACCAATCAGTGCGTCCTTCTCAGTAGTCTCACGCCAGATGTCCCGTAAGTAGTGGAAGTCTGTGTAACCTGCCTGAAGAGTACCTATAAAGGCTGCTGCTCTGGCTCTTTCGTTAAGATCTTGTTGAGATGTGATGTCTGATACGTTTAGCTCACATAAATTACAGAATTGGTATGGTCTGAGGGCTATCTCGCAGCATGGATTCGTGCCCCAGTCCTTATCATTACTGAAGTATACTCCGGGTTCACCTGAACCTGACAGCTCTATACGTTCCCACAGCTTCTGGAACTCACCTGAGGTGATCTTATGACGTAGCATTACTGCTGAGTTGTTGGATCTGCCTCGTTGAGGGTTAGCAATGTACCATTCACCGGCTTTACAGCCTAACATGTCGTCATCATCCATAGAGAATAGTGAAATCATAGCTGCTCTGCGTATACCACCTGTCAGCACTGCATCAGCAATGTAACACATGATGTCATGAACCTCTAATGAGGTCAGATTACGTCCAATTGCAGTGTCAAGGACACCTCGGATGTGGTGAATACAGTCTTTAAGTGGTTGAGGTCCGGGAGCCTTGCCGCCTGTGGTGATTAAACGTGCACCTTTAGGTCTGACATCACGATAATCAAGGTCAACATCCATAGCACCTTTGAAGTACGCCTCAACAAGTACCTTAATGGCATCTGCCCAACCTTCAATGTTGTCTGATACAAGGAACCTGCGTGTACGCTTCTTAGGTCCTACGACTTCTGGTAGCTTACGTATATGATGTCGCTGTACAGAATAACCAACACCAGTACCTCCAAGTAGGAGAAACATAGTCTCAGAGAACGCTTCTACGTCCTCAACAGGGAGATAAGCACAGTTATAAATACGATTAGGGGCAAGCTCAATAGGAGTGCCACCAAACTGTAACGAACGCATTGAAGGAAGTGACTTCTTGTCGTATACGAAGGAATAAGCACCTTCAATCTCATCAAAGAGCTGAGGGTACTTCCGTTGGTGCATCTCTTTGTTTCGTGAAACCAGCTCATACCATGACTCCCTTCGGGATTCCTTTGGGATGTACTTGGCGTACTTTGAGAAGATGGTTATGTCTGATAGAATTTCATTTGACTTGTTCACTGATTGTCATTCTCCTTGTGTATGTGGTCAGCTATAGCTTCATCTACCCTTAGTTTGGATAGTGCGTCTATAAGCTGAGTTAAGTTGTCTAGCTCTTCATTGTCAAGTACATACTGCAGTAGGTAAGGTTGTCCCTTGTCATACTTAATTACTATAGCCTTAAGCCATGTCTTTGTGTCAAATACCATCAGGTTAACCTCCCATTGAGTAGTGCCTGTCGAAGGCTTTAGTTATTTCTCTGCAGAAGATTGATCTTACAATGTCGTCTGGATTGTTAAAGTCAGTGACACCGATGTTATCGGATACTTCTGGCAGTGCTGTGTCTTTGTGCATATCAATGATAAGTTTAAGACCAGACTTAGACCCCAGTCGTGCCTGTGGTATGTCGCCACAGATAACAACCTTAGAGTCCTTACCTATTCGTTTGAGGAACATCTCAATCTCTTTAGGTGTGGTGTGTTGTGCTTCATCTAATATAACAAATGAGTTGTCAAAGGTTCTGCCTTGCATGTACTCAAATGGTACTACCTGAATATTACCAGCCTGTAACGCTTTCTCGAAGTTACCATTAAGGTGCTTACGTAATATGTCAGTATAAGGGGTGATCCAAGGTGCCATCTTGTCGAGTTCTTCACCCGGAAGGAATCCAATGGACTTTGAATCGGATACATTAGGTCGGCATAGGACTATACGGCTGTCTCTGTTGTCAATCATAAATTGAGCAGCACATGTAGACGCGATATATGTCTTACCCGAACCTGCAAAGCCTGTACCTACGGACACTACGTTGTCATCTATTGAGTTTATGTAGTGTGACTGGTTCTGCGACAAGGCCTGTAGGCCCAACGAATTACTAGGTACCTTCTTCTTCCTTTGAGGCTTCTTCAACGTCTGGTTCTCCGACTATTAGTTGTATGCTGATTTGTAGGCCATCATCTGCTGCTTTCTCAACAGCTTCTGTTACCGCTTGGTAAAGGTTACCTTCAAGATCCATGTGGTACTTAGATTCAATCCAGAAGGCGTATAACGGGTTTAACATGAACAGCACCACTGAAGTTAGTACTGCCAGTGCTGAGGCTAACCATATGACATCTGTTATTAATTCTATCAACTAAAGAACTCCTTGTATTTAGTAGTGGGATATGAGGCCCCTGTCAGTGTACCAACTACATCATCTTTGACAAACTTAACAAGTACTGGTATATGACGTATATGGAGTGACTTGGCCAGATCCATACCTTCATCTTCTTCGATACTTAGTACTTCATACTCTAAATTCTCAGCGTCTAGCCGCTTCTTTAACATACTACATGCTGAGCAGCTACTGCCTGATAACATCTTAATCATTATTCACCTCTGTCTAAGTATTCTAATTGTATTTGTAAGCAGTGTATAGCCTTTGTTATGTCCTTACGGTGTGTACCTTTCTCTCTGGTCAGGTACTTACCTACCTTGGTGTATATAGCTGCACGTAAGCCCTCATATCCAAAGTTAAGGAATGTAGCCTCCAGTGGCTGTACACCTTGTTTCTTGTAGTGATTACCATCTACCTGAGAGTTGATTGCTGAGTCTAACCCTTTCCATGTTGGTTCTAATTTATCCATCAGTACTTCTCCTGTTAGCTTGATATACAGCCTCTGCGAATCCTCTGGGGGTTGCTGAGCGTATGTTCTTAGTCTTTAATGATTTACCACCTAACTTAGCGTGTTGTGTGCTTGATCCATAGTTCTCACAGTCCACAGGAGCCTTCTCAGGCATCTTGAAGCCATTACCTGTCCAAAGACAAGTCTTCTTAGAGTAGGCATCGCTGGGGGCTATGTAGTCTGGATACAGTGGGTGTAACTCTTCACCTGACTTGATGTAACCACCGTATTCATAGGGGTGGAACATGTGATTAGGTTTACGCCACAATGTAGCTAGTCTGGATACCGGGTTCTCTATGTAGAAAGGTACATTCAGGGAAGTGAACAGGCGTGAACACCATTTGGCATGTCTTGTTGCAGTCTTCTGGAAGAAGGGATCCTTCTCAGCTTTAGACTTAAACCATGCAGCCCCTGACACCGCCAGATCGGTACATACAGGAAATCCCATACCAAACACTACATCTTTATCTTTAAAGTCATAGTATAGCTTCATCAGTGTACCCCATAGGTGCAGGTCAGCTTTCATGTAGTGTATAGAACCACCACCTTCAAAGCTGTCTGATGTACGACCTTCATGTTGTATGTCATAGCAGTAACAGATGTGACCTGCTTTAGCCCAAGGGACTACCGCAACACCTGTGTAGTCATATAGTGAGATTACAATACTCATCTTAGTTCCTCGGGTGATGGTTTCTTACGGTTATGTTTATGAAGTCTGTTACCCTCACATACAGGGCAACCCTTATTGTTTCCACAGGAGCTGTCTACTGACTTACCCCCTGTCTTCTTCTTCCTCCGAGTTCTGCTCATCTAGCTCACTCCTTAATGCACCAATGACACCAAAGTGAAACAGTGCGTTAGCTTCTTGAGGTGACAGGCTTATCTCTATGGGTGATTCACCAAACTCGTTAACTGACATATGCTCTAGTTCATCATTAATCCTCATCTGCTCAATCACATAATCTAACCCAGACGTTATAAAAGACTTCACCTGATTAGGTTCTACATCCATAGTCATTATGGCTGAACCATCTGTCTGATCTAGTATTTCAATATTCATACTCATACATTAACTCCAATTATCATCTCGTATCTCCATCCTAATGGTATCAACGAAGTCTTCAAGAGCTACGCATACGTTGTGTAGAACAATATCTGTTAACTCCCCGTCATTCCTGATGGTAGCCACTAGCTCCTGTAGTTCTTCTATGTGGTCATGCTTACTCATCTCTATACTCCAATTCATCCTGCATAAGATCCCGTACTTGAGGGTACATATTCTTCTGAGTATCCAGTACAGCCTGTAGGTGACCATCTGACATATTAGCAATAGTTATGTAAAACAGAGG